TCAGCAATCAAATGATGATGCCGACCCGCAATAAACTGCGGCCACATAGAATTTACAAATGGTAAAAAATTATTTTGGCAGGATTCAACACGCTCAAGCTGCTTTAGACGCAACTCCAAACGTAATTTCTGTACATCACTGGTCGAATCTAAACTGAGGCTCAAAGGGGTCCCTGACTTAAATACTCAACAAGAGGACTATAGCCCCCAGAGCACGGAAAATTAAGACACGGAACCACTTCTTTCATCCCCCTCGACGATACATCCATCACCTGCTCCGATGAATACAACAAACACTCCGGATCACGGCCCGAGGGCCGCCACCGTTGGACCAAGACCCAACAATTACTGCCCCGATGCCGAACCGCAAAGCTCACCTGAAACGGAGACAAGTTTACCTGATTACCCTTCGCGACCTTGAGCTCAATCATATGCAGCCGCTTCTCACGGTCCATCAACAACAAATCCGGGATACCCGGCGTCTGACTGTTCTCAATACGCGTCAGCACAACGTCCGAGTCCAGCTTCTCAATGTTGGACTTTAGCGTCTTCCAGAAGTTCGACTCTGTCTGCTTCGACATTAACTACCTTTTCACCCAACTGAGCCTTCAACTCGTTCAACGCCTTAACAACCTCTTCTTTCGACATCTGGTCTATCGACCCATGACGAACTTCACTCTTGTTGACGTATATGTCCCCTTGGGCCAAGCCCCGCGCCTTCTCAGCCTGTACCGCAGCACTGTACGCACCGGCTTCCAAAGCCTCGTCACGTATCCTCTGCAGATCTCTTATGTGTCGCGAGTAGTTGACTTCGTATTTTTCCGCTAACTCGCGCCGCCGCTCACGGAGCGCCTTTGCGATATGCGGGGATTTATTAGGATTTAACATCTCATACGCACGAGTGTGCGCACCTTTGACACTGAATCCCGCCTCTGCGGCCAGATTACGGAGCGTATCCTGCCCCTCTCGCGTTGCAACCAACTCGACAAACTTCACTTGCTTCCCGGTTAGCCGACTATCTTCCGTTACTCGCGGGCGGCCCCGCGTTTCTACTTTTCCTGCCTCTTTAGCCATGCGCCAAATCTCATACCTAACTGACTTGGGACGCAAATATAGCACTTTTTTATCACAGTTAAAGGTTTATGAAACTTCGTTGGTTTTTATTGTGAATTGTTTGCGTGAAACCTGCACATGTACACGTCTGCCACGCGCGCGCCGTGCGCGACGGATCGCGGGCCGCTGCGGTCGGATCGCTGGCGCCGATTAGCCTCTATTGGCCGGGGGACCCGGAGCCGGGGACCCGGAATCGCGGGGCGGGAATCGCGGGGCGAGGATCGGGGATCGCGGATCTTGGACGTTAAAACGCGGCACAAAATGACTTCCACGTTTTAAAAAAACCAACACGCGCGGATCGGGGGCCAAGGATCGGGGCCGACGGGACGCGGACCACGGGACGCGGTACGTTTGGGGAAGGCGGCCGCCCGCGCCTCGCGGGCCTGTTGCACTCTTTAATCGATAGCCAAAAAAAAGCCCGCACTTGGCGGGCTTAGACGATCGATCGGGACCGCTACAATTCTTGAATCCAGCCGGCGACGTGCTGAATGTAACGCTCGACCATATAAAAAACATAATCGCGGACGTCGTCCGATAACCTGTCGGCGAAATAAAAATCGACTGGTTCCCAATCAGACCAATTTGCGTGCTCGACCATGAATTTGTCGGTCGATCCGTACCCGTCCAGCTCTGCGACGATCCGGACCGCTGGGCCGCCCCCAGCTAAGGTTATGCGCGCTTCGACGCCTGCATCAGAAACTAACCACTGCGCGTCTTCCTCATAAGTTTGCCCAAACTCCACTACGGGTTGCGACGACCACGCCGAACGATACTCGATGCCATAGTGGTAATGCCGCCAATCCCAATCGTTAAATTTATCGAGATCTTCCGAGTTGGTGGATTCTTCGAGCCGCCAATGCCGATCAGTGATTTCGACGATCCGGTGAATGCAAGCCCACGCGCTGTTATCCTGATTGCCTAAACTTTCTAATTGAGCAAGGGCGAGGGCGTTAATCGGGCTTTCGGTTTTGTGTACTTTCATGCTTTCGTTTTCCTAATGGTGCGCCACGGTTTGTAGCGTTACGCGGATTGTATAGGATTTCGCGCATAAAAAAAGCCCGCACGTGGCGGGCTTGTGTCCTGATCGGGGTGATCGGTCAAGTGTGGCTATACCCGTCGCGCTCAATACCGATAAACATTTCCGGCACGGCTGCCAGCAAACAATCGTCATAATGTAAAGCGATCACGTCGCGCTGCACCCAACCCACAAACCCCATATTGGAAAAATCTGGATGGTCGGTATCGCGCACGTGGCGTTCAAAAACCCGAAGGAGTGAGGCGGATTGTTCTGGGGTGATTTTTATTTCGTTGAGATCCATTACGCACCCCCAAGTCGAGCGGGGATTACGACCGCGTGATTGCAAACGTCGCAGCATTGTCCGTCGCGGACCGGCGCGGCATTGTGACCATGCGCCCAGCCGTTAACTTGCGGTTTGATACCGTCGCCACAAATCACGCATTGCGGGGTTTCGGGTTTTTCATCATTCATATTTAGTGGTCCTAATAATGCGCTACGGTTTGTAGCGTTAACGAGAGTCTAAGACAAATCCCATGCAAAAAAAAGGCCCCGGAATGGGGCCTTGTGTTGGTGGGTGGGTAGATCTACGCGGCGCGTGCGATCGTTTCCCATTGATTAGCGGGCAGGTCCAGAACGGCGCGACCATTGCCGTACCATTCGTCGACGTTATCAGCGTGTACTGTATGCGCTACTGCGGTAACCGCGTTAACGATCGTCGCGCGGCTTATCGGCTTGTTGGAGTAGCCGGGCTGCTGGATCGTTTGCATTAGCCCGGCGAGAATGTCGCCGCTGGATTTCTTCGGCAAGCTTAATACTTTGACCACGCTATCCACGACGGCCGTCGGATTCGCCAGACCATTTTCGACAATATCACCATGTGCGAGCCGAAACATTTCTACCGCATCGTCGAAACTATCGCGGCTAGTGTATCCGGCGACCACGTCCCGAAGTTTTAATTGCAACGCGTGATTGTCCGCGTCTTTCGCTTCGCTTGTGAGTAAGGACCAATCTTCTGTACCCCGGGCACTAGTAACGTGCGTGTGGCGGCTTTTTCGTTCGCTACTCATGCCATTCAAGCAAGCCAACGTCCAAATCATTTGCATTACCTCAACGCTACCCATGCCGACCTCACTATTGCGTAGCATGATGCCGTTCGCCATGTGGTCACCAACTACAGGCTCGGCTACCTGATTTTGAGATTTTAGGCGCATATATAGACGTTCGTCGGTAACCGTCCCGTTGACGATCTGCCAATTGGCCTCGCTTTCCATTAATTGGGGTAGCGCCGCCTCCACTAAATCGACGTTGTCGAATGTTTTAAATTTGTCGCTAACAATCGCGCGGACTAACGGCTGATCACCATCGAATGTCCGCAGCATTTTAGATTTCGACTCGTTAACCAAAATTTTATTAATTAGGTTATCGAATTCCGGCGCGTAGTTTTCATTGTCGCGCAACCGGCGCGCCGTTCTAACGTCAATATCGCAATTGCTAGCCAGTTGTTGGAAGGCGACCTCGTTAGTTTGGAATTCCATAGTAGGCATCCCCCGGTTCGCTTCTAGCACTATGTTGGTGTTGCCGTCGACGGTTTGTACCTGCAACGCGTTCGTGGGCGCTACATAGTCTACTTTGCGCGCCGCTTCGGTTTGGATTTTTTCTAAAATGCTTTGCAATGTACCTTTTTCGTTCTCAATACTCATATTACTTTTACCTTGTTTTAGACCTGCGGTAGGGCCTGAATATTTACCGCATGCGCATCATCGCATAGTGGCGAGTAAACGCAACCGATTTTTTAAAAGTTACGCAGCCACCACAAATTTTACCGGATCAGCCAAATCCAGAACAAAGCCCGATTCGTCTTTCTTTGCTGGCCCTTTAGCCTTTAACGCCACGATCACTTTACCCGCTTGCACGTTCCAAAGGTCTGATTGATCGCCATCAATAACCGGCCGTCCAAACAAACGTTCCGGCATTTCGCCGTTTTTAAAAACTACAGCGATCGGATTATCAAAACATTTCGCCATTTCGACCTGTTTACGATACTGCGGTCGCCCGCTATAACTGAACATCAAGCGATAGTTGGCCGGGGTTTTGCCTATGCCTAACCGATCGGCACGTTTTGTATAGTCATAAAAGAAAAGACCGGGAAAGGCTTGGGGTATACCGTGCCGTTCCCAAGGAATGTCGGATAACACGTTAAGCCGAACAACGCCTTGCACGCCTTGCTTACCGCATAGCTTTTCAAAATTGGTTAATTCTCGGCGTAGCTGTTCTAGAAATCCGGGTTGGTCTGCCGTCCAGTAATCCGTGCGCGCTTGCCGGGCTTGGTTCACAGTCTTATAAACCGCAGCCAGTCCGGCGCCTTTCAAACAGCCGTCCATGCAACCGGCGGCTTTACTGCCGGGACAAATAGTGATGTGGGGCATCAGACTTAACGACGCCATGCGGACATCGCCCAACGCGCTTTGTTTATTGCCGGTTTTCGCTACCTTCGTGTTCCCGCTTTGCTTGGCGGTGTCTAATAGTTTCTTGATCACGTTTCACATCCGTTGTTATTGGTGTATGCGCATAGTCGCGTATAACGTAATCCTTTGCAACCGCGTTGTGTCGTTTCACCAAACCGTCGTGGTAATAACTTAAATTCTTTTTATTAGTCTCACGCTGTAGTTCCGCACGCGCTTGGCGGGCACGTTTAGCCTTTGCCACCCACGGATCTTGATCCGGAGTAAACTTAGATTTTACGGCTTTGAATAACCACAACATCTCAAAACCCTAACACCACGCCAACGTCCGATGTCAACGACAAATCGCATATCCTTTTAAATCACCCGCCTGTTATAGACTTTCCCAGCGCTTTTATTTTTTTTTACAAAACCACTTTTTCAACGCCCTATAACACACATCCCCTTTTTTACAGTTCTGATAGCTTCCCTGATATTTTTTTCAAAAGCGTACCGGCGCGTACCGTCGTCATTTCCAGAGGCGGTACGGCTGAGAGCCTTATAGAACGGGCCTTGTAGCCGATCTGTACCGCCGTACCGGCTGTACCGTCATTTTGAGAAAAATTTTTTTTATAAAAATTATTTTTTGCTGGAAAACACTATATAGAAACGCGAATTAACGCCCCGAACCGTGGGCCGTGTTACGAAAAGTAACAAAAGTATAGGATCTCCCATATATCTTCACCCTCAATCCACTATCTCTCCACCATATGGGATGTCTCCCATGTTAAAATAAAAAAAAGTACGTCTTGAACCCAACCATCGTTGGGCAAAACCTGATAGGAGAAAACTGAATGACACCAAGCGAAGAACAACTCGCAGAACTGCGTGACCTTCTTGAACAGATCGCTTTGAAAGCTATGTACGTAGAAGTGTGGCGCAAAGGCGAACCGGCCAACAGCAAGCTGCAAGTCAATTTCTGCAAGCACGGCAGCGAGGGCCTCAAAGAAAAAGCCGACCGGGCGCTGGCAATAATCAAAGGAGAGCAATAGGCTTGCATCTTTATGCGACATCCTTTACTGTCGCTTACCCATTTAGGAGAACGTGATGAAAAGCATTGAAAAACGACTCAGAGATTTGAGAGAGGCGTTAATGAACGTCGATATCAGAGTTCGAGGCCACGACGATCTGGTTCGTTACATCAAGAAATACCCCGACCGCTACCCGATCGGTGACATAGCCGGTGAGGAGGGCTTCGGTTTGAAAGTCGCTTTGGAATTGTCTGACGGCCTGTCTGACGACGTAAATAGAGCGATTAGAATTTTATCCGGCGAGGAAAACTAATGAAATCTGAACTAAATTCCCACGACCGCGACGTCGCTTGCTACCGCAGCGCGCTGCGTGATGCGTCCACTACGAAAGACCCCAAAGAGCTGGAGGTTCTTGAAAAAGCCATCGACGAACTGGCCACGATTATCGGTCACGACGTCGCTATGCCCGTATTGGAAGAAGAGATCGCACGGCAACAGGCCGCGCGCCGTGAAGCGGAAGCTGAACGTGACGAACTTTTAGCCCAAATGGAAGCTTTGATGAAAGAGGATTTGGAATGA